TGGAATTTAACCCCAATGCTATCCAAGCTGCATCCAGACTTGGGTGGCACAGCTGATGCAGTGTTTGTGATTGACAATGCACTCCATGTGGTGGACTTAAAGACTGGCCGAGTCAAAGTCAGCCCAGAACATAATAATCAACTCTTGATGTATGCACTTGGCGCAGTGATGATGTGCATTAAAGCTGATATCAGGGTCACTCATATTTATCTGCACATATTCCAGCCATTCAACAAAACTCAACCAGTGTATGTGTCGCTGGAGGAGATCGAGAAATTTGAGGAGGAGCTGGTCATCATTGCCAAGATGGCCAACGAGCCAACAGCTCCAAGATTTGCTGGCAACAAGCAATGCAGATATTGCCGAGCCAAATCCATTTGCCCGACCTTGAAAGAAAAGGCCATCAAATCAGCTCAGATCGATTTTAGGAACGATCAGAATAATATGGCTGAGTTACTTGACCAGGCTGAATTGTGCAAGTCATGGGCTGAATCAGTGCAGATATTGGCCAAGGCCAAGCTCGAGGCTGGAGCCAGCATCGATGGATGGTCACTCCAAGCTGGCCGCAAGATGCAGAAATGGGATCCAATGATTGATCTAACCACAGAATTTAGAAATGAGCCAAATGCTTGGGAGCTGAAATCACCAGCAGCCATGATCAAAGCCAAGATTCCAATTCCAGTCGGTGCTATTATCACCACCCATTCAGCGCCATCATTGACGAGAATAAAAGAATAAAAAAAATGGGCAGCTGGTGAGAGCTGCCCAAATACCTTATCTAGGAACAAAAAATGGCCAAGCCAATTGTAAGCGAAACCGACACAGAATATCCATTCTGGTATGAATTAAAAGATTTACCCATATTTTGTGGATTTACCGACCAAAAGAGGCCAGTCGGCATCGATGGCATTATGGGCATTGCTGAGGCTGCCACCACTGGCCGACTAGGCACCTATGACCAAGCCAAAGCCATCCAGCACCCCTATGTTGGATTGTCACTGCTGCACCCATTAATGCTGGAACCCGATTTATACCTGGTGTGCATTGATCTGGATTGGAAGAATGCAGCCGATTATCAGCCACATCCACAGCAAATGCAGCTGATGACTTACCTCAACAAAGTCGGTGCAGCATATGAGACATCACTCTCTGGCCATGGTGCCCATTACTGGGTTTTGATGGCCAAGGACAAAATACCGAAATGCATCACATTGCCAGAGAACAGGCAAATCGAGTTTTTTAGTGGATTTTCTGGCCAGAAAAAAAACATATTGCTCACCGATTGGGATTTCACTGGTGTATTGAAAGAGATCAATGTCATGGATTATCTGCCATCCAATTCCAAAGCCGATGATGTGAAATTATTATTATCTTGCATCGAGGCCGAGGATTATCAGGAATGGATATCGGTGGGCATGATACTCAAAAAAGAATTATCAGAATTGGGGTTTGAATTATGGGATCAGTGGTCGAGAAAATCACCCAAATATGATCCATTTATTATGTCTCAGAAATGGGAGTCATTTAAAAAGGAAGATGGAATCGGAATTAGGCAATTAATCCGATTATCTAAAAAATATGGGTTTCAAGGCCAGATTAATTCTTTCAATAATCCTGAAGAAGATTTTAATAATCATTCAGATAATCCAGATATTCCAGATATTATTGATCCTGACACTGGCGAGATTTTGGTTAAAGATATTTGGGAAAGCCGAATAATCGAGCCAATGACAGTGCTCACCAGTCCGAATTGGGTGATCGATGGATTTTTGGCCGATGGTTTGACTTTGATTGCTGGGGCACCAGGAGTCGGCAAAACAAGTGCCATTTTGCCATTGGCAATGCAAGTGGCTGGGTTTTACAGCCATTTCTCCAATGTCAGTATCAAGATTAGACGCAAAGTGATTTACCTGAGCGAGGATACTGGTCAAGTGCAGCGGATTCAGTATGCTTTGCAAAAGCGTTTAAAGCGCACAGAGGCCGATTTGCCCATTGAATGGCCAGAGATATCAGATTGGTTCAAAGTCGTGGCCACCAAGCGATCCAGTGCCTCAGATATAGCGAAATTGGCCATTTTGGCAGCTAAAAATGTAAGCCATTTCCCAGACATCGATGGCGAGCTGGTGGAGATCAAGCCACTCATTGTGATTGATACGGCCAGCGCATCATTTAACGTGGATTCTGAGAACGACAATGCTGAGATTGCCAAGTACATTTCAGCCATCAAAGAAGGGCTGATTGGGCGTGGATATCCAGTCTGGGTGGTTACCCATACACCCAAGGCTTTAAAACGAGCTGATGTACGGGATTTTAGTGCCAGGGGAGCTGGTGCCTGGGAAGGTGATGCCAATTGCGTGGCGTACCTATTCCAAGAGGATGGACTCGAAGAACGATTTCTCAAACTGGGGAAACATCGATATCAATCGGATTTTGATGAATTGGCGTTTGAGTCCAATATCTATGCCGAGTTCGTCACCGACCAGCTGCGTGGCCCGATCGAGATTTCGGTGCGCTGGGCCATTCCATCCAAGTCGATGGAATCCAAGCGCATTGAGGCCAAGGAATTGGCCAAGGAAGAAAAGTACGAATCTATTAAACAATCCAGAAAAGCTGAAATCATCGATGTGATCCAAAAAGAAATTGCAGCTGGCCGATATCCATCCAAACGATCCGTTAGGCAATTGGTGCCTGGTCGAACCGAGGAGGTCATGTCCATCATTGATGGTTTGATTGAGGATGAATCCATACTGGAAGTGGACTTGCCAGCTGAGTTAAAAGTCGGTGCAAAACGCACATCATTGGTTCCCAATTTTCGGGAACCAATAGAAAACCCATTTAAGTGAAAAGGATTCATTTCAATTGGTTCCCGATTGATCGGTTCCCCTTAGGAAAAAAACAGGGAACCAATAGTGCTTGAGTAGCACTATTGGTATAGGTTCCAGAAAACTGGGAACCAATGGGAACCAATGGGAACCAATAATAAAAAAGGATTAACAATGGAAAAAGAAAACCCAAGGCCCAGTTTTGAATTTATCGATGATGATCGGATTTTTTGTGATGAATGCCAGCATTTGGGGCCACAGAATTGGCAGTCCAAATGCTTGGCGGGTCAGACTTATTTGCTTGGAATTAAAAATAGATGCACAATTTATATACAGAAAAAACCAAAGTCAGACAAATTTTGGGAACCTCAGGAGAAATTTTGGGAATAAAAGAACACACCATCCAAGTCAAAGTCATCCAACACATTCGGACTTTTTGGCCCAATGCGCTTATTTTCTCGATACCGAATGGTGCAGCAACATCGGCCAAAAATCGGATCAATTTGTTTTTGGAAGGATTGACAGCTGGTGTACCAGATCTATTCTTGGCCGAGGCCAGGCATGGATTCAATGGTCTATTTGTTGAAATGAAAACCCAAGAAGGCTTGGAATCCCATGATCAAAAGCGAATCAGACTGATGCTCAATGAACGAAATTATCTAGTCTATGTGGCCAGATCCAGCGAAACGGCCATCGAGATCATTGAGGATTATTTGTCTTAATTTCACAAATATTCACAGAATTTAATGAAATTGTGATAGAGTGATGGAAATTAACTATGGAGCTGAAAAAATGTTTAAACTCACAGACGAGCAAAAAGTGACAATTCTTGATGTATCAGCAGCCATTGTCATTGGCGTGGTCATAGCATTATTGTTGGTTTATGGTTTAAGCAAATAAGGTTTTATTATGCCAATTATGAAAAAACCCGATGGATGGTATTGGGGCAGCAAAGGGCCATTTGATACCAAGCAAAAGGCAGTCCAAGTCGGCCAAGCAGCTCATGCAGCTGGATATCAAGATGATGAACAAGCCATTATTAAAGAAAAAAAAGCTGGCAAATTAACATTTGCATTGGATTATCACAAGACATATTCAGCTGATCCAAAATTTTGGAATGTGTTTATTCAATTGGTTTGGTTACGCAAAGATAAAGTCTATTGCGTTTCACATTCGACCGATCCAGATGAAATCGATGAATTATATAAATCGATTGGTAAGATAATCGGAAAAGATTGCGTGATATTAACTGATGGTGTAGCCAAGCAAAAGTATTGTGAAGATAATGGGATTGATATTGATATATGGATTGATAATAATCCGATTCATATAATCCAAGATCCCAACAAATAATTATGCCGACATTGCCATCTAATAATAAATGTGCATCATTAGGATGTTTTAATAATCGATCACGATTATCTACATTTTGTATTGAGCATGGCGGTCGAGACACATATGTGGCCAGAAAATCTGTTGAACGCAAAAAGTTCAATTCAATGTATGACAAGAGTTCGTGGAAAAAGTTAAGACTGGCCAAGCTATCGATGCAGCCAATGTGCCAGGCGTGTTTGATCCGAGGCGTGGTTTCACCAGCATCACAGGTTGACCATCTTTTTGCATGGTCTGCGATTGGGGAGCTGGCGTTTTATCGCAACATCTTTCAATGCCTATGCCATGGCTGCCACAGTGACAAGACCCAGCTCGAGCGTGATGGCGTGTATCGTCATTACAATCGCACTGAGACAGATTACAGTATCGATGACTATCAATCGGTGCTAGGGATTGCAGCAGCAGATTTGTCGGCCTCGATCCAGTCGCATGGGTCGGGCGAAATCCTTTGAAAACTTAAATTTTGCCCGAAATCAAACAAGCAAGCGCGGCCCCCAAATTTCTGCAAAACAAATTGGGGGGTATAAATGGGCTAGGGAATTCCCTAGGGGAAGGTTAACATGAGAAAACCAGCTGAACTACATTCAATTGAAGGGACTCGCATAGTACGCAAGTCTGGCAAACCAGCAGCTATTCCAGCTGAGCTGAAAACCAGAATGCCATTTGCGGAGTGGCACGACCATCCAGAGAAATTTGACAAAAAGCAATTTGTCAAAGAGGCATCAGACTTTTTGTTTGATGTTTATGGAATTGGCGATAATCAAAATCGGCACACATTGGGAATGTTGGCCGATACCATGGAAATGTACGTCAATTGCAATATGAGGCTTACCAATGACCAGCTAATGATTTGGCACAATGATGGCAAAACGGCAGCCATTAATCCATTGGTCAATATTCGAGCCAAGGCATTGGAGCAGTGCATCAGATTAATGGGCGAATTG